CAACACTATGGTATCCAATAGAATACAACAATTTTGCTAACCATCAGATTTGAAACTGGGGGATTAATTTTACGCCATTCCAAAGGCGTAGTGCGATTAAAACCCATACGTGCGCAATCGCATCGCATTGTCATGCTCGCGCACATCACGCCACATGGAAAAAGGTAACGAGACATCTTCCCAATATCCATCGTGGCCCGTCATGGTCACGGGTTCATATCCGATAGGAGTCAGCATAACACCTGCATAAGAAATGGAGGGATTTAAAACTGCCATTGCGTAACACAATCTACGCAATTGTTTCCTGCCTTTACTCCTAGCGGACGATAAATTGGAGTCTTTGATTTCCAAAAACAAAATATGGTGAACACCCATCACAGTGGTTTGGAAAATTAAATCAACTTCACCTATCATGTTTGTCATTATGGGTATATCCATGGCAATAGCCGTCAATGGAATATCCACAAAAGCTTTGACGTACAATGGACGCAACATATCTTGCTCCTCCCCTGAATGGGGTTCATATCGTTCATGCCATTGTGCAACTTTCTCTTCATATGATACATGCAGTTGAGTGCACAAATTTGTCAAACGGGCTAATCTTGCAACTTCTCTCATTTCATCCCGTCTTTGTTCATAAACTTTTGGTCCATGATTAAACCATTCCATCAAAGCTGTGTCAATATTCATCGCGCAAGCTTCCACCTCAGAAAGAGGCGAATTTTTCTCACGCAAAAAGCAATGAAGCATTTTAAAACATGAATCTTCTGCTAAAGCTCCAACTTCATGCCCTAAATCAGCATGATAAACTGATTTGCGTTTAAGAAACTCCAGCTGATCAATGGTAATAAAATCAACCATATCACTTTCCTTGTCTGGCATAGTATAAACCTGGCCAAAACGCGCTAAAACTTCCGAACAACTCCTGATATTAAAATCTTCATAATCAGGAGAAACTGATCCGGCATTATCATCACCATATGTTATCAATGCACATGCCTCACGAAAATCTGTGGCTTTTGGATAAATAGTATAAAAGCAACATCTCATATTCAAACTGTTGCAAATACTATTAAGAACAGCAGTAAGTGGATTACCACTAATATGTCCTCCACTATTCAAACCAATCAAATTGCCATCAAATGCTATCATGGCAAAAACTAAATCTCCTGCCATAGATTTCATAACCTTGATGTCCTTTTCTTTATAACCAGGACACATGCTGGCACAATCAATGAGAATCCTCAAACCTGCAAACAAGACTTGAGAAGGTAATTTTTGATCAAACTTGCTATAATCGCCAGCAAGAAATTTCTGATCATTTTTTGAACGCAAATATTTCATAAGCTGATCCCATTCGGGTCCATGAGAATTAATTCCCACAGCACATTCAGA